CTCCCAACAGATGAGGAAGTTATTCCAAATAACTCACTTGTTATTGAGTCTAAAACAATTAGAGTTGGTCTTGGAACAACAGTTGCTGATGATGGATTATTGGCTGGTCAATTGATTACTCAGGATGAATCTCTTGCTTCTGGTAGATTTGTTGGATATGGTGGTTCAGCCGCACCAGGAGAACTAAACATTATTAACGCTGGTGTTGGATACACTCCATCCTCTGGTGATTTCCAATTCACCAATATACCTATGACAGCTATCACTGGTCATGGTATTGATGCAACTGCCAATATCTTCATTCAAGATGGAATTGCTATTGGAGCTTCAATTGTTGGTGGGGGAAGAGGATATCAGATAGGTGACATCATTGCACCAACTACAATTGGATCAGGACTTGGTCAGGGTATCAAAGTTTCTATCTCAACAATCTTCGGTAATAATGAACTGAATATTACTGATGTTCAGGGAGAGTTTAACACTAGTTCTAGTACCGCTATTTTGAAGTACACCAATAGTTCTGGTGTGACAACTGCACTCGACTATACTAGAAACCCAATTGATGGGGTCAGACCAGTATCACCAATCACCACGGTTCATGATGGTCTTCATATTAAAGTTCCTCAGAGAAATCATGGTATGTATTCGAGTGGTAACGTTGTCACTCTTAGAAATGTCGTCAGTGATCTGACACCAACAAATCTATCTGCAGATTATGGTAGTAGTGAGACAGGAAGTATTTCTGTTGGTAGTACCACCAATCTAACTCAGTTTGAAGGTGTTAGTGTTGCATCCACAAACCCTGGATATATCAAAATTGGTGATGAAATTATTTCATATACTGGAACTTCATCAAACACTTTGACTGGTGTTACCAGAGGTGTTGACAACACAAAAACCACTAATCACACTCAGAACGATTTTGTACGCAAGTATGAGTTTAATGGTATCTCATTGAGAAGAATCAATAAGACACACAATCTCAATGAAGTGACCGAATCAAATCCATTTGATACGGACTTCTATAAAATTAAAATTGATATGTCAGAAAATGGTATTGACAGATCTGTTAACAGTGGTTTTGGAAAAGGTTTCTTCAAGAAATCAACCTCTGGTGGTGGTTCAAATATGAGAGGAACTTACAACATTCCATTCTCACAGGTCATTCCCGACTTCACAACTGTGACACCAACTGGAACTACTATAGAACCAACGATAAGAACAACATCTTCTACCAGTGTTTCTGGTAGTGAGGGTTCATTCATTGATCAAGGATTTGAAGAAATCTCACTTGATAAAAATTATTATTTTGATTCCATGAGAATGGTTTGTTCACCAATCAATGAACAGACATTCTTGGATAATCTTCCAGGTAACAAGTCACTCACAGTTGGTCTCAACATGGCTACAGGTAATTCTAAAATTACCCCCGCAATTGATGTTGATAAGATAGCGATGACACTCATATCAAATAGAGTGAACCAACCAATTACAAATTATGCCAACGATTCTAGAGTAAATACAGTTGAAGATGATCCTAATAGTTTCTTCTATGTAACGAAGAATATTAGACTTGAGAATCCTGGAACTTCTATTCAAGTTTACTTAGACGCATATCTATCTGAGGAAGCTGATATTAGAGCTTTCTACGCTCTTGATCAAGAGGAAGTTGATGAAACTATTTTCATACCATTCCCAGGAACTAATAATTTCCTACCAAACGGTTCGGTTCTCAATCCAGCTAACAACAACGGTAGTACTGATGTTAAGACAGTTAAGACTGATGATCATGATCCAAATGCTCAAATTAGTCTCTATAGGGAACTTAAGTTCTCAATTGACAATCTCCCAACATTCTCATCTTTTAGGATTAAATTGATTGGTACATCAACCAACCAAGCACATCCACCATATATTAAGAACTTCAGAGCATTAGGATTAGCATGACACTTATTCCAGTAAAAGGTCAAGATGGTTTTTTCCGTGACAGTGAAACGGGAGCTATTATCAATAATAACTCCAATGGTTATGAATCATATGTGAATAACAGAGATAGACTCCTCTCCGAAAAGGAGAGGATTGATAAACTTGAATCTGATATTGGTGATATTAAACGTATGTTACAGCAACTAACAAATGGCTAATAATACAATCACTTTTAATCCTGACTCTAATGCATCTGCATATGGAGTTAATTTGGTTATTAATACTGGTTCCGATTTTACTTCTACTTTTAAGGTTATAAGACCAGATAAGTCTAATTTTGATTTCACCAGTTATACTGGTTCTTCTCAGATGGCGAAGTCTGTGTCAATTGGCTCTAGTATGTCAGCTACTGCCACATTTAGTGTGGGATTTACAAGTGCTTTTGATGGTGAGTTTAAGATTACCCTAGGAAAGGGTGAGACAAGAGTTTTGAGAAATGGTAGATATGTATGGGATGTACTGGTAAGTTCTGGTACAACCGTTTATAGACTAGCTGAGGGTAATGTTACTGTTGTATCTGGTATCTCTTCCGCCCCCTAAATAATAAAAAAGCTATAGTATATAATGGCGCAACCCTCCTCTAGACAAGAATTAATTGATTACTGCCTAAGACAGTTGGGTGCCCCTGTAGTTGAAATTAATGTCGCTGACGAACAGGTCCAAGATTTATTGGATGATGCCATTCAACTGTTTCAACAGAGACATTTTGATGGGGTAATTCAGACATTCTTGAAATACGAGATCACTCAAGCAGATAAAGACAGAGCCAAAGCTGTTCCCCCTGGAGCTCCAAGTAGTAGGGGATCGGTTGGTATTGCAACAACATCAGCTTCTGGTGATATTGTAGGAACTGCCACTACATTTACATATTATGAAAATAGTAACTACCTTGAAATACCTAGAGATGTAATTGGTATCAATAAGGTATATAAATTTGATCAGTTGATGGGTGTAAAATCCAGTAATATGTTCAGTATAAAGTATCAAATGTTCTTAAATGACATTTACTACTGGGGAACACAAGACATTTTGTCATATTCAATGTCAATGTCTTATCTTGAGACACTGGATTTCCTGTTGAATACACATAAGGCAATCAGATTCAATCAAAGACAAGATAGAATGTATCTTGATGTTAAGTATGATGATTTGATTGTTGGTGACTACTTGGTCATTGATTGTTGGAAGGTTCTCAATCCTAATGAAGCTACTGGTGTGTTTAATGATCCTTTCTTAAAGAGATATCTAACAGCTCTAATTAAGAGACAATGGGGTCAAAACTTGATTAAGTTCCAGGGTGTAAAACTACCTGGTGGTATTGAGTTTAACGGAAGACAAATCTATGATGATGCACAGTCTGAACTTGATAAGATTGAAGAGAAGATGTTGAGTACATATGAGATTCCACCTCTTGATCTTATCGGGTAAGATGTCATGCTTAATCCATATTTTCTCAATGGCTCTCAGAATGAACAGAATTTAGTTCAGAGCCTAGTAAACGAACAACTCAAGATGTATGGGGTAGAGGTGTACTACCTCCCAAGACAGTATGCGACTGAGAAGACAATAATTAAAGAGGTCATAGAATCAAAGTTTGAACATGCTTATCCACTTGAAGCATATGTAGATAGTTATGAAGGATTTGGTGGTCAGGGAACAATTCTTTCCAAATTTGGTATTCAAGAAAAAGATGATTTGACATTGGTCATTTCCAAAGAGAGATTTTCAGACTACATCTCACCTTTTATGAAGGAAATTTCTGATATGAAAGGTGTAACCCATAGACCAAGAGAGGGTGATCTTATTTGGTTTCCACTTGGTGAAAAATTGTTTGAAATCAAGTATGTTGAACACGAACAACCCTTCTATCAGTTAGAGAAAAATTACGTCTATCAACTTAGATGTGAACTTTACAGATATGAAGACGAAGTCATCGATACTGGTATCGAAGATGTTGATGATGAGCTCCAAGAAATCAGTACTGGATATACTCAAATACTCACATTAATTGGAGCTGCTGTTACCGCAACAGGTGCAGCTACTACATGTGCTAGTGGTTCTGTAAACACTATGACCATTACCAATATGGGTAAAGGTTATAGTTTAGCCCCACTCATAGGATTTAGTTCGGCACCAGCTGGAGGCACGACAGCTGTAGGTATTGCATCAATAACAACAGACTTTGTCGGTTGTAGTGGAAGCAAAGACGGTAAGGTACACAGAATATACATTACCAATTCTGGTTGTGGGTATACTGTAGCTCCTTGGGTTTCTTTTGAAACAATTAAGGGACAAACTGGTTCTGGAGCTGCTGCGACAACTGGTATCACAACTCTTGGTTCTATTCAAACTGTTTCAATCATTAATGGTGGTAGTGGTTACATCTCAAATCCCAACGTAACCATTGGTCAAACAGATGTGGTTGGTGTTCAAACAGCCTTTGGTATTGGTATTATCAACATGGCTGGTAGTGTTGTTAGTATTGCTATGACATTTGGTGGTGTTGGATTTGCCACAACATCCACAGCTGTTGTCACAATCGATCCACCTGCTACAGCTACTGGTGGTGATGGTTCTGGTAATTTCATATTCAATGAGGTTGTTACTGGTGGAACATCTGGAACTGAAGCAAGGGTCAAAGGATGGAACTCCACCACTAATGTTCTTGAGGTTTCTATCGTTACTGGAGACTTCTTACCTGGAGAGAGAATTGTTGGATCGGATTCTGGAGCTTCATATAGTATCAGAGTCGTTAATGAAGATGATACAGTTGATACTTTTGCAGACAACGATAACATTGAATCTGCAGCTGATGCAATCATTGATTTTACTTCCACCAACCCATTCGGGATGCCGTAATCTAAATAGTAGCAAACAAAGACTAGACTAATGTTTGAGTATTTCTATAATGAAATCTTCAGATCCGTAATCATCGGATTTGGATCGATGTTTAATGGAATTGAAATCCAACATAAGAATGAATCTGATAACAGTATCAGCAATCTTAAAGTTCCATTGGCATATGGACCTACTCAGAAGTTTCTTGCTAGAATCGAACAACAGTCCAATCTGAATAAGTCAACTCAGATGTCACTCCCAAGGATGTCATTTGAGTTTACTGACCTTCAGTATGATCCTACAAGAAAGTCAACTCAAACACAACAGTTCGTAGTCAAGAATTCCACTGGAAGTGAGATTAAAAAGGGATATGTTCCTGTACCATACAACATGACTATTCAGTTGTCGATTATGACAAAACTGAATGATGATATGTTGCAGATTGTCGAACAGATCTTACCTTACTTTCAACCAACATATAACCTTCCGATCAACTTTCTTGGTGACTTCAAGGAAAAGAGAGATATTCCCATTCAACTTGAGGGAATCTCTATGGAAGATGATTATGAGGGTAACTATGAGACGAGAAGAGCTCTTGTATATACTTTGACGTTCACAGCTAAAACATTTCTCTTTGGTCCTTTGTCAGATGTATCAGGCGATATTATCAAGAAAGTTACTGTTGGTTATGTGTCTGGTTCCGCAGGACCAGGTCTCAGAAATCCAGAAAGAGACCTCACATACAGAGTCGTACCAAGAGCTGTCCAGGATTATGATGACAGTTATGTCACTACGATTGCTGAGAACGTTGATGAAATAGAGAAAGTCATTGAAGTTGCCGATGCATCTCAACTCTCAGCAGCAACATACATCCAAATCAATAAAGAGGAGATGTACATTGAGAAGGTTTCTGGTAACAAATTGACTGTCAAGAGGGGTCAAGACAACTCGACAGCTGCAGAACACGTTCTTGGTTCTGGAGTTGCTACAATCACCACCGCTGATGCGGACTTTATTGAAATTGGTGATGACTTTGGATTTGATGGTACTGTTTTCTGAGGTTAATTTATGTCTGATAAGTATGAGAAGCTCGACGAAACCTTCAATGTTGAACCTGTAGAAGTAGAGGTAACTGAAAAGAAAATTGAAAAAATCAAATCTACCACTGAAGATATCAAGAGAGACTATGAATATACGAGGGGTAATCTCTATTCGATCATTGAGAAGGGGCAGGAGGCCATCGACGGTATCCTTGAACTGGCTCAAGAGAGTGAGATGCCTCGTGCGTAT